GACTAGTGGCCGGCGAAACCATTCTCACGATCGTCGGCAACCTCACCGCCGACCCCGAGCTGCGCACCCTGTCCAACGGCAATCCGGTCGCGTCGTTCACGATCGCCAGCACGCCCCGCACCTACAACCGGCAGACGCAGCAGTACGAGGACGGCGCGGCGTTGTTCCTGCGCTGCTCGGCGTGGAACGACCTCGCCCGGCACATCAGCCAATCATGCTCGAAGGGCATGCGCGTGATCGCCCAGGGCCGCCTCTCGCAACGCTCGTATCAGGCGCAGGACGGCACCAACCGCACCGTGGTCGAAATGACCGTGGACGAGATCGGCCCCAGCCTGCGGTACGCGACCGCGCAGGTCACGAAACAGGGCGGCCGCAACGGCTATCAGGGCGGCGGCACCTACGGCAACCCGAACGGCCAGCCCCCGCAGCCCCCGCAGCAGACGACACCGCCGCCGGCGTCCGACCCGTGGGCCAACGGCGGCAGCGGCCACACGCCGGACACGTCCACCACCGACACCGGCGACCCGGAATTCTAGAAAGGACACCCTCATGGCAAAGAAAAAAGACTCGAACCTTGTCCAGGACGCGCTCATACCCGACGAAATGAGCCCGCTGAGCCTGCTGGACTTCAACAGCTCGTGCGCGAAGATCAAGCAGGCGGCCGTGGACTTCCGCCGCGCGGTCAACCACAAGATGCAGCTCGAAACCAAAGACGCCTACCTCGACAAGTTCCACCAGATCGACCCGTACACCGAGGCCGTGTACGACACGGACGCGCTCGCGCAGCACATCATCGACTGCGCCGAGGTCATCAACCGGCTGCTCACCTATCCGAAGGACGCACGCCGCGCGGTCCTGTACGACAACCTCCACGACAGCCTCGCCACGTTCGAGGAAAGCGCGCCCGACTATCCCGATCCCGACGACGATGCTGACGAGACCGACAGAGGAGAGGCCGTCGATCCGACCACCGGCGAGATCAAGTAACCACACATTGAGAGAGGCTTATATGCAGCAGGCAAACAAAAAAGCCACCCGCAACGGGGTGGCTCAGGAAAAGATGTGGTCGATATCAGCGCTCCGACGTCTCATCGGTTGGCACGACGTCTATGGTTTCTGCGTCCACATACGCCATAAAGCCGTCCGGCACTCCGTCATTGTCGTTGACGCACACAAATTCATCGTCCTCACGATCTGCCGTCAGTTCGACGAACTTGCGCAGCTCACCGAACGTAAGCTGCTCGAAATCAATCGTCACACACATGCAGCGCTGGGTCTTCTTGTCGTTGCTCATAAGTCGATTATCGCATGTCGTGAAGGCGGCGCGCCATGTCTGTGAACTTCGACAGCACCTTCGGTTTCGATCCTGCGGTGCAGGACAGCAGCATGGCCGCGCGCGGACTGTACGCGACGATGGTGACGTGGTGCGACCACCAGATATACACGCGGCCGGACTCGTTCGACGGCACCTTCGACCTCAAGCGCGTCAGAAGCGTGGGCGGCACCGTCAGACTCGTGCGCGAACTCGTTGAAAACGGGCTCTTCGAGGAGGCCGGCGAAGGCGTGTACAGGGTCGTGACCCGTCGCGGCCTCGCCGTGTTCGGCAGCTTCAAGAACCAGAAGAAACCGCTTACGCCCGAAGAAGCCGCCGAACTGCACGAGAAGAAGGTCGTCGCCGGCCACGCCGGAGGCAAGGCGTCGGGCGAGTCCCGCAGGGCGAAAGCCGAAGCAAACAGGAAGCAAAACGAAGCAGACGCGAAGCAGACTGCTTCAACTTCAACAAAGCAAACAGGAAGCACTACCGTACCTAACCAAACCAAAACCATGCCTTCTTCCTCCCCTGACCCCTCCGGGCCGGGATCGAAGCAAACCGCGTCGGTCGCCGAGGCCGAGGCCAGGGCGTTGGCCGACCCGTTCGCCACGGCGTGGAACGCCTACCCACGCCACACCGGCTCGCGACGGGAAGCCGAGAAAGCGTGGGCCGCAGCCGTGGCCGGGCACGACGGCACGTCCGCCGTGACGGAAGCGCAGCTCATCGGAGCCGTCATCGCCTACGCCAAAACCGTGGACGACCCCAGATACGCGCCCAACATGAGCCGATGGCTGCGCCAAGGCGCATACATGGACACCATGCCCAGCCAGCCGAAACCATACCGGCACGCACTGCCCGACGGCACCGTCATCGACGACCGGTGGATCACCGGCCACATCCGGGACCACGTGCCCGTAGGCACCTTCACCGACGCGATGAGAGCCGACTTCTGGGCCAGCGTCAAAACCGGCATCGACCCGGAACAAAAAGCCAAGGAAATCATCAACGAATGCCAACGAAAGGCCAGCCGATGAGCAGCAAGCCAACAGCCGAGACCCGCAGAACCGTACAGAGGCGAGACCGATACCGATGCGCCATGTGCGACCGGGAAACCGGCAGCCACTGGAGCGGCGACAGCATCCACCACAGGGAACCGCGAAGCCACCCCTTCGACCGGCTCCACCAACCCGAAAACCTGCTCCAACTCTGCGGCAGCGGCACCACAGGATGCCACGGATGGGTACACGCCCACCCCGCACGCGCCTACCGGCTCGGCTACCTCGTCCACACGGGCAAAGACCCCGCCACCATCCCCGTCTACTACCGCACAGGCGGCTGGCAGCAGCTCAACAAGGACGGCACCCGCCATCCCTGCCCGCCACCCGAAGACCTCCCCACCCACATCGACATCAAGAAAGGCGACCAATGAACACCCAACACGACATCACCGTCAGCGGCAAACCCCTCAACCCGCCAAAACCGCCAGCCAAACCCCACATGCTCCTATGGATCGACACCGAAACCACCGGCCTCGACCCCTACCAGTGCGAACTCCTGGAAGTCGGCATGCAAGTCACCGACATGACCGGCAAACACCCCCACGACAGCCTCCACCTGATCGTCCACCCCGACAACATACGCAACTGGGCCAACCACCCCGAACTCCTGAAAGCCTACGAAATGCACCTCGCCAACAGACTCATGCTCGCCAGCGCCGAAGCACCCAAGGACACCTACGACTACCAGCACACCGCATGGAACATCCACGAATTCCTCAACGACCAACTCAGCCAATACACACTCCACCCCGCAGGAACCAACGTGGACTTCGACCTACGCCAACTCGACGTCCACCTCAGCCGCCACCTCAACCACCCCATCGCCGAAGGGCTCCACCACAGAAAACTCGACCTCACCACCCTGCGCCTCACCGACCAAGCCATCGGCCGCGACCCCTACCAGAACCACGCAGGCACCCACCGAGTCCAAGACTGCATCCACAGGGACATCAACGACTACACCGCCTACCTCGACATCATGCGAGCCGGACACCAAGGCATCCAATCATGAACACCGGCAAACGAATACCCGCAACCCTCACGGCGATCCTCGCCATCCTCGCGCTCACGGCATGCGGAGAAACACCCAAAGGCGACGGCCAGGGCACCGTGAACAACCCCGACCCCGGATACGTCCGCTGGTACGAACTGCCCGACGGCAGCGCGGCTGTCCGATGCTTCTCCGACTCCGGCGGAGCGTCATGCGACTGGGGACACATCGAACTCAGGGACAAGCAATGAACGCCCACACAGCAACCCCGGACCGCCCCAACCCCGTCATCGAACTCATCCGACGTCTCCGAAAGGCCACCCACCGACCCGAACCGGCCAACGATCCGACCATCTGCGCGATCTGCGGCGCACCGCTCACCGACAGCACGTCATCCATCTGCCCCGACTGCCGGGAACTCGAAAAGGACTGGTAAGCATGCACACCACATGGGCCAACGACCCCGTCAACTCACCAAACCACTACACACGCTCGCACCCGGGCATGGAGTGCATCGAACTGACCGCAGACACCAGCTTCTGCCTCGGCAACGCCATCAAATACCTCTGGCGCTACCACAGCAAGGGCCGACCCGTCGAAGACCTCGAAAAAGCCCGATGGTACCTCTGCCACGTCATCGACCACGACGAGAAGATCGCATGGACACGCCAACAACACGCCATCCTCGACACCCTCGCCAACGATCCCGCCATCCCCGACGCCGAAGCGCACACATGGGCGAAACTCCGGCAAGGCTTCCCCTATTCGGCCCTCGCCTGCCTCGACCGCCTCATCGAACACGAAAGGAACCAACAATGAGCACACGCCTCTACTACGACCAATACGGCATTCCGACCGACATCAGCGAACTGGAGGCGTGGAGTGAGTAGTCAGTATTGCAAGCCCTCTGGCAGTGATCCGGTATGGCGTTGCCCGGTCTGCGGTCAATGGTGGCAACTCGACCTACCGGACGGCGACTTCTGGGAGCCGATAAGCACGCTCAAAGCGTTCCTGCAGTTCCACCCGAAATGGAAAGCCGAACGCAAACACCGAAAGGCCCGCATATGAGCATCGACATCACCCAACAGGCATTGAACGCGCTCGCCGACGCCGGCCTCGGCAACGACAGCCCGGCCGAGGCCTACGTGATCGGATATACCCAAGGCCATGACGATGCGCTCGCGCTCGCCATCCAGCTCGAGCGGTCCATAAACCGTAGGCCGTTCATGCCGGACGAGGCGGAACGGCTCGCCATGCGCCTGCACGAGCAGGTCGGCGACTGCCCGATTGCCCACGAGAGCGGCAATGCCATGGACGACAGCGAGCGCGAATGGTGGGTCAATCTGGCAGCGAGCGCATGGACGCTCATTGACGGGACGGAGGAAACGGAATGAGGAACGGTAGACCATGGGCTGTGAGGATCATGCCGGCCTTCGTGTGTGTGTTTGCAGCGTTCGTGGTCGGTTACGGGCTTGGCGAACAGGCGCAGCTCGGCGAACAGGATGTGCAGACCGTCACGCAGGAGGTGCGGCAGACCGGCGACGTCAAACGCCTGTGCCTGACCGTCAAGACCGGCGAGCGCATCGACGCCATGAGCTGCGAGCTCATCGACCCGCTGAGCGGAGGCGTCAAATGAGACCACGACTCACTTACGCGCAGAAGAGTGTGCTGCTCCAGCTCGTCAACCACGGCGACATGCAGCCCGCCGACGGCAACCACAAACGCACCTTCCAATCCCTGGAGGAACGCGGATACACGCAAGACGTCGGATACGGACGCTATGCCATCACCGAGGCCGGCCGTCGCGCGCTGCAAAAGGACTTGTCATGAAACGCCTGAGCATCGTCTTCACCTGCGACAGCGAACCAATCGGCCTCTACGAGATCGAACGCAGGCTCAGGACGGCGGGCTTCAAAAGGCCGCAGGCCGGTTCGATCATGGACGCCGAACAGTCCGACGAACTCGCCGAAGCCTACGAACAAGGCAAACAGGCCGTGTTCGACGCCATGAACCACTTCGACGAACTCGCCATCGTGGAACGCGCCAACCCCTACCGAAAGGACGGCCGATAACCCATGGACTGGCGACATCAGGCCGCATGCCGCGACCACGACCCCGAACTCTGGTTCAGCGGCAAACCATACGAACAGGCGGCCGCGCTCGCCATATGCCGGTCATGCCCGGTCATCGGCGAGTGCCGCCGGTTCGCCGACGAGCACAACCGGATCAACGGCTACCAGTTGCAGGGCATCTGGGGCGGCCGCCGATACGGGGTCAAATGACGACCCAAGAAAGGAAATCTTATGAACAACATCGACGCCAAAATCACCGCCTGGCAGCTAGGCCCCGTCACCATCATGCGAGGCACCGCCACGCCCGGCCGTGACGTGACGCACCCGGAATGCTTCGGCCGGTTCACCGTCGTCGCCCTCTCCTACGGCGGCGCGATCCGCAAGTGCATGCGCCGCGTCGCCCAAATGTGCGCCAAGCACTCCGCATGCGAACAGCTCGACCGGCAGGAGGCACGGGCGTGAGAGTCACCGAAGGCGTCAGGAAGATCATCGTGGAATGGCACGGCAAGGGCGTGCCGCCGGAAGAGACCGCGCGATCCCTGCGCATCCCCATCGACGAGGTGAAGGCCATCATCCTGCAAGCCCACCCGGCACCCGCGCCGGAAAAACCCGCCGGCATCGGCGACAATAGAAGAGAAAGTTAAGGAAAGTCAGCAACCCGTTGAAAACAAGCCGTTCCCGGCCAATCCACCACGTCGGGAACGGCTTCGGGAAAGTAAAAGCCCCCACCTTTCGGCAGAGGCTCGCATTGTCCAACAAGCGAGTATAGCACCAGCGAAAGGGCGGGGATGATGGAACAACGAACATGCGCGGCCTGCGGCAAACCAGCCGGCGACGCGAACCTGTGCAAGGAATGCGTCAAGGACTGGGCGAAACGCCTCGCATGGCTCCTGAAGGCCGGCATGCCAGCCCTCCAACAGATCGCCTACAAACAAGCCACCACCCGCGAACGCTCGCCACGCCACGGCAACAGGGCATACGCGGCCCCGCCGGTCAACGAAGCCGCCCAAGCCCTGTACTCCGCAGTGGAAACGCACCTGCAACTCACCGGCGGCATGCTCGGCGTCAAACCGATCGGCCACGACCGATACGACCGGCCCCGCACCCTCATGCAATGGGCCGACATCACCCGCCTGCTGCTGCACCACATGCCCGACCTCGCACGACTCGACACGGCCGGCGACCTATACGCCGACCTGATCCGCCTATCGGAAAAGGTCGAAACCGCCACCACGCACGCCGGCGAGCGCCGTCTTGTCGGCGTATGCCCCAACTGCCTGAACACGAAGGGGGACGACGACGAGCCGATACGCACGCCGATCTACGCCGCCCGCTCCGCGCGGTATACGGTGTGCCCCGAATGCGGCGCATGGCTCGACTTGAAGCGCGTGCGGTTGGAGTACCTGCGCAGCGCGGGGCTCATGCACATCACGCGCACGCAGGCCGACGCCGCCCGATGGGTGCGGGAGAACACGGGTGTGAGCGTGACGGGCAAGGACTTGGCGAACTGGCGCAGCCGGGGCAAGATGCCGTCCACGCGGCGCATCGACCGGCATTATTGGGAGTGGAACATCATGGAGCTGTTGGCCTGCGCGCAGGATCGCGCCGAGCGCGACGGCGGCGACGTTTGAACGTGAGACGGTTTCGTGTTACGCTGTCGCGTGTAATCGGAGTATCGGAAAAGCCTGTCCCATCGGGGATGGGCTTTTTTCGTATCCGATCCCCTTGGATGGTTGGCCGAGCGGTCGAAGGCACCCGCTTGCTAGGCGGGCAGGCATGACAACCGACCTCATGCTTCGCGGGTTCGAATCCCGCACCATCCGCCAGCCGCCGCCGGCACCGTGCGCAACCGGCGTATGCGGCACCCGAGAAACCACCACAGACAGACGCCTCGCCGGCGGTTCTTTCCTCTTCTTCCCGCCGGCGAGCGCAGTCTGTCGATCCGTACAAGCGTTCGATTGGAGTCGTGTCATGGCGTTGTGTCCCAAGCGCATCGAAGTGGACGCCCGCAGGGGGCGTGTGCTCGTGGACGGCTTGATCTTCCCTTACCCATTGGCCGACCGGCAGCCCTACCCGGAGGTGGGGCGCGACGATTTGGGCATCGTGTGGGTGCCGTTGATCGCCGACGAGATCGTGTTCAGGGCCGGCGTCGAGGTCAGCCAATGCACCGCGAAACCGAGGCTCAGGTGAGCAACCCGCGCAAACGCAACGGGCACAGGCGCAGGCTGGAGCAGCAGCGATGGCGGCACATGCAAGCCGACTGCTACATCTGCTATCGGCCCATCGACTACACGCTGCGTTCGCCCGACCCGTACAGCTTCGTGATCGACGAGACGATACCCTTGGCGCGAGGCGGCACCCTGACGCACGACAACAGCGGGCCGGCGCACCGATGGTGCAACGCCATCAAGGGCACGCACAGTCTGGCATGGGCACGCGAGCGCGTCGCCCACCTCATCACGCAAGGCAAAGCGCCGCAGCGCGCCGCACAGGTCTCGGCCGGGCCGATCCGCTGCTCGGACTGGTTCGGGGGTAGGGAGTAGACCCTGCCCGGCCACCTCACGGCCACCACGGGCAAAGGGCCGTTTTTCCCCCGGACTTTTTTCCACACTTGGCAAGGAGCCGTCATGGTCGCCAGAACGTCGAAAACCACCAGGTCGAAGAGCGCGTCGAAGTCCCATAGGGTCAGCAATGCCGCCGCTTCCGGTGATCGTCGCCGCCTCCTGGTGGCGATGCGCAACCTGATCGCCGAAAAGCTCGACGAAGGGTCGATAAGCTCACGCGACCTCGCCAGCCTGACGAAACGTTTGGCGGACATGAGCGCCGAGATCGAGGCGATCGACAAGGCGTCGAACGGGCACGACCCGGCCATGCAGGCCCTGGACACGGAGGACATACGATTGGATGAACACGAGGATTGACGGGGCGAGCTGCCAGATCATCCCCGACGATTTGTACACCAGCGGCGAGCCGAGCCTCAACCGGCTCGCCGCAGCGGCGGGCGACCGGTTCGACGTCTGGCAGCGGCAGATCAACCGGATCATCCTCGCGAAAAGCGCCGACGGCTTCTGGAGCGCCCGCAACGCCGTGCTGTCGATCCCGCGCCAGACAGGCAAGACCTACGACATCGGCTGGGTCGCGATCCACCGCGCCGCCCGAACCCCCGGCATGCGCATCGTGTGGACGGCCCAGCACTTCAGCGTCATCAAGGACACGTTCGAAAGCCTGTGCGCGATCGTCCTGCGCCCCGAAATGAGCGGTCTCGTTGACCCCGACCACGGCATATCCCTGGCCGCCGGCAAGGAGGAGATACGCTTCCGCAACGGGTCGCGCATCTTCTTCCGCGCGCGAGAACGCGGCGCATTGCGAGGCGTCAAGAAGATCGCCCTGCTCGTCATCGACGAGGCCCAGCACCTGTCCGACTCGGCGATGGCGTCGATGCTGCCGACCCAGAACCGCGCCTGGAACCCCCAGACCATCTACATGGGCACCCCGCCCGGGCCAAGGGACAACGGCGAAGCGTTCACCCGCCTCAGGGACAAAACGCGCGCCGGCCGCACCCACTCGACCCTCTACGTCGAATTCACCGCAGACCGCGACGCCGACCCCCTCGACCGCCAGCAATGGAGGAAAGCCAACCCCAGCTACCCGTCCCACACCAGCGACGAATCCATCGCCAACCTGTGGGAGAACCTCACCGGCGACGACTTCCGGCGCGAAGCCCTCGGCATCTGGGACGAACACGCCCTCAGCCAAGCCATCGACCGCCGCCAATGGGAGGAAGCCACCATCGAGCGCCGCCGCCCCGGCGGCGTCATGAGCTTCGGCATCGACATGAACCCCCAACGCACACGCCTGACCATCGGCGCATGCATGCGATACGACGACAACACCGCCCACATCGAACTCGCCGAATACAGGGACACCAACCAAGACGGCACCATGTGGGCCGTCAACCTCATCGACAAGGTCTGGGAACAAACCGCCAGCCTCGTCATCGACGGGCAAAGCCCCGCCACCGCGCTCCTGCCCGACCTCGCCCAGGCCGGCGTCACCGTCACCGTCACCGCCGCCACCGACATGGGCCGCGCCTGCGGCCGCCTCCAGGACATGCTCAGAGACGGCACCCTCACCCACCTGCCCGAAGACGGCCAACAACCACTCTGGCAAGCCGCCAACAAAGCCACCACACGCCCCATCGGCAAAAACGGCCTCTTCGGATGGAACCGACCCGACGACGACACCGACATCAGCCCACTCAACGCCGTCACCCTCGCCCTCCACGGGGCCATGACCACCAGAAGAGACCCCACCCAAGAAACGGAGACATGGTTCTAATGCCCGCCACCGACCGCAACGGCGTCGCCATCACCAACCCCGCCACCCAAGACGCCTACCTCGCCGTCCAATCCGCCAACATCACCCGCATCAAAGGCGTCGAAGACGACGACATGCCCACCATCCAAAAACTCCTCACAACATGGCGCGACCACTACGCACGCAACATGCTGAGAGCCGAATACTACCAAGCCCGATACCGATACAACGGCGTCGCCTACAGCATCCCCAAACAAATGCGCGCCCTCGCCAAACCGATGATCGGATGGCCCAACAAAGCAGTCCGAGCGCTCGCCGACCTCAACGTGTTCGAGGGCTTCGACGCGCCCGACCCGCTGCAGGCGCAGGTGGACGAACTCGTGGACGACAACGCATGGGACACCGACGTCTCCGAGGCGATCACCAGCGCCTACATCCACGGATGCAGCTTCATCACCGTGTGCGAAGACCCCGACGAACCCGGCCGCATCCTCATGCTGCCCCGCTCGGCCGACTGGAGCGCGGGCATCTGGGACCGCCGACGCCGCCGCCTCGGCTCGGCCTTGACCATCACCGACAAGGACGACAGAACCGGGCGCATCACCGCATTCACCGCATGGCTGCCCGGCAAGGTCTACGAAATCGACGACAGCGAAGGCCAGTGGACGGCGCGGACGATCGAAACCCACCTCGACCGGCCAAGCGTCGTGCCCCTCGTCAACGACGCCCAGTCCTACCATCCGCTGGGCAACAGCCGCATCACCCGCACGCTCATGAACCTGACCGACTTCGGCCTGCGAACCATGGTGCGCATGGAGGCCACCGCCGAATTCTATGCAGCCCCCCGCGTGTGGTTCATCGGAGCGTCGAAGAAGTTCACCGACGACACATGGAGCAGCATCGTGAGCGTCATGAACGGCATGCCCGCCAACAAGAACGGCGACAAGCCCACCATGCAGCAGCTCCAGCAGGCATCCATGACCCCGCACGCCGACATGCTGCGCACCATCGCCCTCATGGTCAGCTCCGAAACCGACATCCCCGTCAACGACCTCGGCATCACCATGGACAACCCCGCCAGCGCCGAAGCCATGGCCGAAGCCGAACGCAAACTGTCCCGCACCGCCGACCGGCAAAACAAACGCTTCGGCCGCGCGTTGAAGGAAGCCATGAGCATCGCACTGGCCTATCAGGGCGCAGACCCCGACGCATTGCGCGAACTGCGACCCATCTGGGCACCGGTCAAGGAAACCAGCGACGCCGCCCGCGCCGACTGGTACCAGAAGGTCGCATCCACCAACCCCGCCTTCGCCGACAGCGACGTGGGACTCACCCGCGCCGGCCTGACATGGGACGAGATCAAGGCCCACCGGGCCTACGAACGCCAGCAGCGCACGCAGCAATCCATCGACGAGCTCAGGGCCAAACTGACGATCGCCAAGACCGACGGCAAGGAGGCCGAAGCCAATGAGCAGCAAACCGGCCAATCTGCCGCTGAACAACCTCACTCCACAGCAGCGCCAAGCATTCCAAACCCATCTTGACGACCTCTGGGACGACTATCAGGACGCGCTCGCCGACCTGTCCCTTGAGGCCAAGCAGCTCGCGGCCGGAGTTGCGTGGGACAATTTTGAAGACCCGCTGCACTACCTTCGCACGGAAGTGTTCGAGACCTACGCGGATCGCGCCAACCAAGTCGCCAACGACTACTATGACGCGGTGCGCTCCGCATGGGCAGAAGCCGCCGGCGTCGACCTGCCGGCCTACACGCCATCCCGAGTGAGCGCGGATCGCGCCTTCTGGCAGATCGTCGGAGGATACAACAGCACCGACCACGTCGGACTCAAATTCGTGGACGTCATCAACCACCACAGTCGCGCTGGGCTGACGATGGACGACCTATGGGCCATGAAGACCGACGGATACGGACAAGACGAATGGATGAACCTCGCCGCCGACATCGTGGGCGTCACAGCACGACTCACGGCCAAATTCAACGGCGAGCACGATCCCTCGCAACCGCGCTACGCCCGCGTTCCGGTCGGCCCGACCTGCGCGTTCTGCATCCTCATGGCCTCGCGAGGCTTCGTCTACTGGAGCGAGGAAAAGGCCGGCGGACGGGACAATCGATATCACAAGAACGACGACTGCCGCATCGTATCCAGTTGGGGAGAAGCCCACGTCAAAGGCTACGACCCGGAAGGCATGAAAGCCCGATACCTGCAATGCCGCAAGACGATCGCCGGCATGCTCAATCGCGACGAATATGGAAAATACGTCGCCCGTATGAAGGACGCAGGTAAAGACGAAGACGAGATAGACGACTACAACCTGTGGACGACGCATCGCATCACCGAGGAAATGAGCCAGCGCGACCGTCGATGGCTGTACGACGGCACCACGCCGGAACCCTCCGTGGAAAGCGCAAGGGCGTGGTCCGAACTTCAGAAGCACGAACGCAAAACGCTCGACGCCCTCAAAGACAACGGGTTTGCCGTGACAGTGCGCGAAAGAAGCGACAAACAAGGCGTGAAGACATCAGACGCCATCATCAACGGTAAACGAGTGGACTTCAAAGCGCCGGAAGGACACGGCAAAAACACCATAGACCAGCTTCTCCGATCCGCAGCCCGCCAAGGAGACGCCGCAGTCATTCATCTGCAAAAGGAAAGAACGGAACTGGACGCCGAAGCCTGCAAAGACTACATACGGTCATCGCTTCGACGCAGACGTCTCGACTACGTTCTGCTCATCGACTACGACGGGAACATCGTCAGGGTCGAACGCGATACGGAAACGGCTTCTCACTCCCAGAGCCAATAACGGGTTCGAGGTAGAGAAGCCAAGACAATTCCAGTCTAACAGATTTTCAGCCACCCGCACGGGCGGCTTTTTTAATGCCCGGAAAGGGCTCAACCACAAGGAGAACAACCATGTTCCTCACCCCCACACCCCATCACATCCGATTCGTCGCGGCCCCGCCGGAAGGCGGCGAGTCCACCGGCGGCACCGGGCAACCGCCGGCATCGGCCGGCACGGAGAACGCCGGCGATCCGATCGACTGGGAAGCCAAATACAAGGAAGCGCTCGGCCACTCGCGCGACTGGGAAAAGAAAGCGAAGGCCAACAAGGCCGCCGCCGACGAGCTGGAAAAGCTCAAGGAATCCCAAATGAGCGAAACCGAGAAGGCCGCCAAGCGCACGCAGGAACTCGAAGCGCAGGTAGCCGCCTACAAGGCCAAGGAACAGCAGGCCGACTGGAAGGCGCAGGTGTCGGCCGAGACCGGCGTACCCGCCGACGTGATCGAAGGCGACAGCCTCGAAGCCATGCAATCGCACGCCAAGCGCATCCACGAGCTGCTCAACCCCAAACCCAAGGCCCCGGCCGTGCACGGCGCTGACCGCCAGCCGTCCGGCAAAGGCCCGAACGAGAGCATGGTCAACTACCTGCGCAACCTCGGCCTCTAACCGGCCAACACCTCCTCACCCCTCATCTGAAAGGAAACCATCATCATGGCACTCGATACCAGCAAGGTGCTGCTCCCCAAGGAAGTAGCCACCGTCATCACCAAGCGCGCCAAGGACACCAGCACCATCGCCGCACTGTCCCCGAGCGAACCCCAGCTCTTCCTCGACAAGGACTACATGGTCTTCACCGGCAATTCCGAAGCCGAGGTCGTCGCCGAAGGCGCGCAGAAGTCCAGCTACGAGGAAACCCTCACCCCGGTCGTCGGCAAGCGCTTCAAGGTGCAGACCACCACCCGCCTCAGCAACGAGCTCCAGTGGGCCGACGACGACGCCAAACTGGAGATCATCAGCAAGATTCAGGCAGACCAGGCCGCAGCGATGGGCCGCGTCCTCGACTACGTCGTCTACCACGCCTTCGACCCCAAGAAGAAGACGACCCTCGAAGGCTTCAACGCGCTCGCCAAAACAGCGGTCGGCGTGACGGCCACCGACGATCGCGTCGCCGACATCGACAGCCTCGCCGAGGCCGTCAGCGACGAGTACGACATCAACGGCATCGCCCTGTCCAAGACCATGGCGAACGAGCTGCGCAAGATTCGCGTGCCCTCCACCGGCCAGCGCTTCTACCCGGAAATCCCGATCAACCTCCAGGTCGGCAACCTCGACGGCATCCCCGCCGCCACGTCCGGCACGGTCAACGGCCGCCTCATCACCCCGGCGACCGGCATCCTCGCCTTCCTCGGCGACTTCCGCCTCATCAAGTGGGGCATGGTGCGCGACATCTGGAGCGAGATCATCGAATACGGCGACCCCGACAACACCGGCAAGGACCTCAAGGGCGTCAACCAGATCGCCTACCGCACCGAGGCCATGTACAGCTACGCGATCCTCGACCCCAAGGGCATCGCCGTGCTCAAGAAGCCGACCTCCACCGGCAGGACGGCCAAGTGATGGCCGCGCCCCTCACCCAGACGCTCGTAGTACAGGAACACGACGAGGCCGACGAGACCGGCCTGTCCATTCCCGTGCGTCTGGTAAAGCCCGACGGCACCCCGTTCGCCGAAGGCGTCGCCACCATCGCATGGTCGGCCATCACCGGCAAGCCGTCTACGTTCACGCCGCCCGCGCCGACCGCCGGCGCGCGCGGCGGCGTGCTCCAGCAGGCGGCCGAAGCGCAGCTCGCCGCATCCGCCGACTCGGCGGCCATCATCGCGAAGGTCAACGCCACGCTGACCAAGCTCAAGGCCGCCGGCATCCTCGCCTAAGGAGACCCCGCATGGACGGATACCCCAGCACCCCGCTCAACCTGTCCGACGGCACAACCATGACGCAAGACGGCGGGGGAGAGGACGAAACGGACGACGAGAAGCCGTTCGCGCAGGTCGGCGACCTCGAAGCCCGATGGCACGCGCTCACCGGCGACGAACGAACCCGCGCCGAGACGCTGCTGCAGGACGCGAGCGACCTGATCCGCACCACCTGCCCCCAATGGGCCAACGCCAAGCCCGCCACGTTGAAGCGCATCGCCTGCATGGCCGTCAAACGAGCCATGCAGGCCGGCCCCGACATGTCGGGCGTCACCCAATCCACCCAGACCGCCGGCAGCTACAGCGAAAGCCTGAGCTACGCCAACCCCGCCGGCGACCTCTACCTCACCACGAGCGAGAAGGAAGCCTTGGGCGGCGACGGCGAGGCATGGTCCTACGACCTCGCAGGAGGCGCGGCATGAGAGGCGAGACCATCACCCTCATCCACCGCACCAAAACAGGCGAAGACCCCGGCGGCGGCATCATCTGGAACACCCGCGAGGAACAGGTGGACGACGTGCTCATACAGGACAGCCGCCAGTCGAACCTCACCGACGGCATCCGCCCCGACGGCATCCAAGTCGCCAAAACCATCCACATGCCCCGCGCATGGCCCTACCGGAGCCTGCGCGGTGCCAAGGCGGTCATCGACGGCGTCGAATACACCGTGATCGGAGACCCCCGCCCCTACACGGGCGGCATCACCCCGACCCGATGGAACCTCACCGTCGAACTCGCCGACACCAGAGGCTAGGAGACCACACGCCATGGCGAAAGTAAAACTCAACCTCGCCGGCTTCCGCGCGGTACGCCAATCCGCACCCATCCAGCAGACCATCGACCAACAGGCCACGCTCATCGCCGCCCGCGCCAACAGCATGGCACAGGTCGAAGGCGCGACCTACGAGGCCGCAACCCATGTCAGCACCCCCAAAGGCAGCGTCGCGCTCGCCACGACCGGGCACGGCTCCGAAGGCAACGTGAAGGCGATGGAGGACAACGCGAAACACAACACGCTGCTCAAGGCGGTGAAACGGCAATGAGCCTCAACCTCGAAAAAACGGTCAAGGACTGGATCGACGCCGACCCCGCCGGCGACGGCCTGACCGCATACCTCGAAGTGCCCGCCGACCGGCCCAAGCGGTTCGTCACCATCGAACGCGTCGGCGGCAGCGAGAACGAATACAGCAGCCACCCCATCCTCGCCATACAGGTATGGGCGGAAACCCGATGGCAGGCCGCCCAGCTCGCCACCGGCACGCTGCTGCCCCGACTGCTCGACCTCGACCTGCTCGACCCCATCGCCGCCGTCGGCGTGGAAAGCGTCATCGACTTCCCCGACCCCGGCCCGCCGCCCCAGCCCCGATACCAGATCACCATCCAGCTCGACGCCGCCACCCAATAAGACGACGCCGCACCATCCGAAAGGCACCATCATGACCGAAACCAACCACAACAACAAGAAAAACGTCAGCCTCGGCAAGCCCAAGAAGACCGGCTGCCTCTACTGCGCGCCCGCCGGCACCGCACTGCCCACCGACGCGACCACCGCACTGCCGGCAGCCTACACCTGCGTCGGCTACCTGTCGGAGGACGGCGTCACCAACGCCACCGACACCGACACCACCGACATCAACGAGATGGGCGGCATCAAGGTACTGTCCGAGATCAGCGGCTACGGCGAGACATGGCAGTTCAACATGATCGAAACCAACGAAGCCAGCCTCAAACTGCGTTTCGGCACCGCGAACGTCACCGGCACCGCCGACAAGCTCACCGTCTACCACGCCATCCCGTCCGGCGAAAGCCTCGTCCTCGTGTTCGAGATCGCCATGACCGGCAACCGCGTCAAGCGCATCGTAGTCGCCGACGGCACCATCACCGAATTCGACGACACCACCTACAGCGCCGGCGACGCCATCGGCTACGGCGTGACCATGAGCGCCAACCCCAGCGACCTCATCAACGGGTCCACCAGCGTCGAATACATCGCCAACGTCGCCACCGCCTCGCTCAGCAAGTGATCCCACCCCGCGCCCGCCGTCCGGCGGGCGCACCCCTCTGAAAGGACACGCATATGGCAGCCAAGCAGCCGCATGACCACAAAACCACGAAAAACCAGCCCAAGACCGTCGAGGCCATGGGCGTCACCCTCGCCGTCAGCCCCGCGATCTTCGACGACCTCGACATGGTCGAATACCTCTACGACCTCCAAACCGCCCAGTCCGGCAACGGTGCCGGCGCGTTCGCCATCGTCCCCTTCCTCAAGAAGCTCTGCGGCCCCCAGTACACGGCCATGAAGGACGCATTGCGCGACCCCGACACCGGGCGCGTGAGCATCGACAAGGTCAGCGAATTCATCGCCCAGCTCCTCGAACAGGTCGCCCCAAACTCCTGACGCTCATAGGAATGCTCGCCACGGCACCCGACGCGCTCGAAGCGGACTTCCAGCGTTTCTATGGGCTTAACACCGACCTCATATGGACTGGCGAACTGCCCGCCAACCGGGCGGCCGCACTGGCCGCCAACCTCCCCCGCCAGTCCATCATCTGGCAAAAACTCAACCCGCGCCTCGCATGGGACGACCAAACCTACCTCCTCGCCGACATCCGCGACAGCCTCGCGTTCCTCGCCTGGACGAAAACCAAGGAAGCCTCACGCAAGGGCGCGCGCTGGCGCGGACAACTCCAACGCCCCGGCACCGTCCGGCATGAAGCCACGGGCGGCGAGGTCATGGCGATGGACGACGAACAACTAGCCGCATACCTGGCCGCACCGCGCACCACCATCAGGGAGGCATAGCATGGCAATCGAGATCGCCACCGCGTTCGTACAGATCGTGCCCAGCATGAAGGGCGTCGGCAAGGCCATCGAATCGGCGTTCGGCAGCGCATCGGAAACCGCCGGCAACACCGCCGGCATCAAAGCCGGCAACGGCTTCGCCGGCGGCTTCGGCGCGAAACTCGGCGTCATCACCGGCATCGCGCAAAGCGTCGCGGGCAAGGCCATCGAAGCGTTCATGGGCCTGTCCGGCGAGATCACCAGCGCATCCGACAGCGCCCAGAAGTTCGCCAGCACCCTGAACTTCGCCGGCGTCAGCGAACAGCAGATCAAACGACTCACCGCCAGCACGCAGGACTACGCCGACAAGACCGTCTACGACCTCAACGACATCCGCAACACCACCGCCCAGCTCGCCGCCAACGGCGTGCCCAACTACGACAAGCTCGCCGAAGCCGCAGGCAACCTCAACGCCGTCGCCGGCGGCTCCGCCGACACCTTCAAGTCCGTGGCGATGGTGCTGACGCAGACCGCCGGCCAGGGAAAACTCACGACCGAGAACTGGAACCAGCTCTCGGACGCGATCCCCGGCGCGAGCGGCAAAATCCAACAGGCACTCAAGGAGGCCGGAGCCTACACCGGCAACTTCCGCGACGCGATGGCCGACGGGCAGATCACCGCGCAGGAATTCAACGACGCGATCATGTCGCTCGGCTTCACCGACGCCGCCGTGGAAGCCGCCACATCCGCCAGCACCATCGAGGGAGCCACCGGCAACCTCGAAGCCGCGTTCGTCAAGCTCGGCGCGAGCGTGCTCGACAGCGTCAAACCCGCCATCACCGGCGGCATGAGCTGGATCGCCGACGGCGTCACCAACGCCGTGCCCGTCGTCCAGGCAGGCATCGAAGGGCTCATCGGCTGGTTCCAGCGCCTCTACTCCAAACTGGAGGAAAACGGCGCGATCACCGCGTTCAAATCCGCGTGGGACACCATCAGGGACGCGATCATGGGCGTCGTCAACATGGTCATCGACTGGGCGCACATGATCCCTCCCGAAGGTCTCGCCGACGGCATCAAACTCGTCGCCGACACGCTCAACTGGTTCATCCAGCACGGCAAGGAACTCGCGCCCATCATCATCGGCATCGGCACCGCGTTCGCCGCAGTCAAGGGCTATCAGGCGCTCAACAGCGGTCTACAGGCGCTCACCGGAACCATGAACACGGTGACGACCGCCGCCAAGGGCATCAGCAACGGCATCATGCTCATGATGGACTTGGGCGGCCCGATTCAAATGCTCAAACAGATGGGCTCCAGCCTCAGCCTCGTCAAGACGGCTCAGACCGCGTGGAGCGCCGCCACCAAAATGGCGACCGCCGTGCAGGGCGCGTTCAACGCCGTCATAGCGGCAAACCCCATTGGCGCTATCGCCGTCGCCATCGCGGCCGTCGTGGCCACGCTCGTCTGGTTCTTCACCCAGACCGAGGTCGGCCGCAAGGCATGGGCCGCGTTCACCTCATGGCTCACGGACACGTGGAACACGATCGTCGCCACCGCGCAAGACCTATGGAACGGGCTCGGCGAATTCCTCGCCAACCTATGGGCCACGATCACAGGTACCGTGCAATCCGCATGGGACGGCATCGCCGGCTTCTTCACGGGCCTATGGCAGACGATCAGCGGCGGCGTCACCGGCGCATGGACGTCGATCACCACGTTCCTGTCCGGCGTGTGGACCGGCATCAGCACGACCGCCACGACGATCTTCACCGGGATACGAGACTTCATCGTCAACGTGTTCACCGTCATCGGCGCGCTCATCGTCGCACCCTTGCAGGCGATCCAGAACGGCATCAACACCGTGTTCGGCTGGATACTCTCGTTCATCACCCAGCAGATGAACAGCACGAACACCGTGTGGAGCACCATCTGGACGGCGATCTACAACGTCGTCAACACGATCTTCACGCTGATAAGCGGCTACATCTCGACCGCGGTGAACGCGATCCGCACCATCATCGTCGTGTTCCTCGACCTGCTCAAGGGCGACTGGCAGGGCGCATGGGACGCGATCAAATCGTTCTTCACGACCACATGGGACGGCATCAAAGCGTTCCTGTCGAACATCCTCGACGGAATCAAAAGCATCTGGACGAGCGTATGGACGGCCGTAAGCCAGTTCTTCACGGATGTCTGGAACAAGATCGTCGCGTTCTTCACGCCGATCATCAACGGCATCAGGAACACGATCGGCAACGTCCTCAACGCCATCAGCGGCGTATGGACGAGCGTCTGGAACGCGGTCAAGTCCGTCGCATCCACCATCTGGAACGCCATCAGCGGCGTGGTGTCCACATACATCCAGAATGTGCGCAACACCATCTCGACCGTCCTGAACGCCATCAGCGGCGTATGGACGAGCGTATGGAACAGCGTCAGCTCGTTCCTTGGAAACATCTGGCACGGGATCACATCGGCCGTGTCCAACGGCATCCAATCCGTGTCGAACACCGTCGGCCGCATCCGCGACACCGTGCTCGGCGCGGTCAGCGGGGCCGGCGGATGGCTGTACGACACGGGCCGTCAGATCATCAGCGGCCTCATCAACGGCATCGGCGGCGCGTTCCAGTGGGTCAGGAACACCATCAGCAACCTCGGCAGCAGCCTCGTCGGCTGGGCCAAGGGCGTGCTCGGCATCCACAGCCCGTCACGCATCTTCAGGGACGAGGTCGGCAAATGGATACCCGCCGGCATGGCCCAAGGCATCGACAAGGCCAGCGGCCTCGTCGCCGACAGCATCGACGGACTGACCGACATGATCCCCACCGTGAGCCTGAAGACCGACACCAGCCGGCTCGAAACCCCGCTCGCATACCACGGCACCGTCAACGGCGGACGGATCGCGTACACGATGGACGACCGTTCGGCCGACTCCGCGACCAAACAGGACATCATCGACGCGATCGACATGGCACTATCCGCCGGCATCACGCTCAACCTGTCCGATCGCGGCGGCGAGGTCATGGCCGGCAAACTCGCCAAACCCATGAGCTACGAACTCAACTACCTCGCCATGAGAGGCCGATAGCACCTAAGAGAGGAGAGCATCATGCTCTACCAGCGACGCATGCGCCTGCCGCATGTCGAAGACCCCACGCTCAACGGCGTCCCGCTGGAGCGCATGATGCTCTCCCTATCCTCCGACGGCATCACCATCGACAACGCCGAACCCACGGTGAGCGTGCAGGACATGCCCGGCCGCGACGGCCGGCTCGACCTGACCCTCACCGACCCCTCGGGGGCCGCGTACATGGGCAACCGCGCCATCACGCTCAGCCTGTACGCGATCGGCGGAGAAGACGACATCCTCGCCGCCAAAACCCGGCTCGCGGCCCTGGCCGGCACAGTGGTCACGCTCTCATGGCGGGGATTGCCCGGCGAATACCAAGGCCGCATGAGCCTTTCCGCGTGGGAGGACAAATGGGCCGGCCCAAGGCAGATCGCCACGCTCGTCACCGTGAGCATCGCCGCCGCCCCTTATCTCATCGGCCGCAGCCGCACCGTCACGCTCAAAACGGGCGCGAACGCGATCCATGTCAAAGGCAACCGGCCATGCTGGCCCGCATGGGCGCTCACCCCAGCCAGCGGAACCAAGACCATCGCCATACGGGACGCGCACGGCCACAAGCTCACTCTCGCATCCGCCACCGCGATCACCGGACTCATCACCATCGATACTGCGCCGGACTCGCGCGAGCTGCGCGTCAACGGCAACCTCATGACCCCCACGCTCGATTCCGACTACTTCCCGCTCCTGCCGGGAGCCAACACGATCACCCCGTCCGGCGTCACGGCCGCCAGCCTCGCGTACCGGCCGCTCACCCTCATCTAGGAGACACGTTTTGCGTTACATGATCTTCGACCGCTGGGGCAACCCGCTCGGCGACCTCCCATACGCCATCAAAGCCATCCGCACCCGCGCCACCGACGGCACCGACACCCTTGATATCACCACCATCGGCGAGATCAACAAGGACGAACGCATCGTCTTCAAGGACTCGATGGGCCGCTGGGCGGAATACCTGTGCCAGTCCACCCAGACCGCCCGCGCCGCAGGCATGCCCGTCACCGTCGCCTACTGCACCGGCAGCATCGCCGAACTGTCCCGCACCTATATCGAGGACAAACGCAACCGCAACGCGAACGCCAAAGCCTGCCTCGCCAAGGCACTGGAAGGCACCCGGTGGGCGGTCGGCACCGTCGAGACCGGCACCATCACCGGCACCGCCGACCTCAGCTTCTACCACTGCACCGTACTCGAAGCCGTCCAGAAGACCGCCGACACCTACGGGCTCGAAGTCCAGACCGAATACCAGCCCGACCCGACCGGCAACCAGATCGGCCAACGCATCATCCACCTGCTCGAACACCGGGGCTCCACCAGCACCACGAAACGCTTCGAATACGGCAAGGACCTCACCCAAATCAAACGAGACATCGACAGCGGCGACGTCATCACCCGCCTCTACGGCTGGGGCAAAGGCATCGAACAAACCAACGAGGAAGGCGAAGCCACCGGAGGATACAGCCGCAAAATCAGCTTCGCCGACGTCAACAACGGCAAACCCTACATCCAAGACGACAACGCGCTGGCGAACTGGGGCATCGTGGGAGCCGACGGCACCAAACACCACAGCGAAGCAAGCGCGGACTTCCCCGACTGCGAAGACCCCAAGGAACTCCTAAACCTCACCAAAGCGGCGCTCAAGACCCGCACCACGCCCGTCGTCTCCTACACCGCCGACGTGACGGCGCTCGGCCAAGCCGGATACGACCCGGAAGGCACGGACGTCGGCGACAGCGTGCAGATCATCGACACCAGCTTCACCACACCATTGCGCCTCGAAGGCCGCATCCTCCAGATCGAGGAAGACCTGGCCGGCAGCCTCGCCGACACCAAGATCACCCTCGGCAACATCCGCCAGACATACACGCAGCGCATGGCCGCCCAACAGCAGGCCCTCGACAAGCTCGTGTCCAACTCCGGCGCATGGAACAGCGCCGCCGGCGGCACCGGCCCGTACATGAAGGACCTCATCGACCGCATCAACCAGATCATGAACGCCACCGGCGGATACACGTACCTCAAACCCGGCCAAGGCATCTACGTGTACGACAAACCAGAAGACCAGAACCCCACCCAATGCATCCACATCGGCGGCGGCTACTGGCGCATCGCCGACCACAAAAAACCGAACGGGGACTGGGACTTCCGGGCGCTCGCCAACGGCAAAGGCATCTTCGCCGACACCGTGTTCACCGGCCGTCTCTCCGACGCAGCAGGCCTGAACTACTGGGATATGGACACCGGCGATTTCAGCCTGTCCGCCCGCAGCACCATCGGCGGCAAGACCGTCCAGCAGTATGCCGACGGCGCGGTGTCCGACGCGAACTCGTACACCGACGCGGCGAAACAGGCGGCGATCACCGAGGCCAAGCGTCAGGCCGACGCGGCCGATACGGCCAAGCTCGCGGAGGCGAGGAAGTACGCCGAGACCAAGGCCTCGGAAGCCCTGACCGCAGCCAAGGCGCAGTCCAAATCGGACAGCGATGCCGCGAAGGCGGCGGCGCAGGCCTACGTGGACGCACTCGACGAATCTCTGGGCCAGCGCAGCATCTTCGACCGTCTGACCAACAACGGCAAGACGCAGGGCATCTACCTGTCCGGCGGACTGCTGTATCTGAACGCCACGTATATGAAGACCGGCGTATTGGATGCGGCGCTCGTCAAGGCCGGCCGTCTCACCGACAAAAAGGGCCTGAACTACTGGGATATGGACACCGGCGAATTCAGCCTGTCCGCCAATTCGACCATCAACGGCAACAAGGCGTCCAGCCTCGCCACCCAGACCCAAGCCCAGAAACTCGCCACGGACGCGCAGACCGCCGCCAAGACCTACGCCGACAGCGTGGGTGCCAGCACGCTCAACAGCGCGAAAAGCGACGCGACCGCCAAGGCCGACACGGCCCTGTCCGGCGCGAAGACCTACGCCGAGGCGATCATGGCCTACGGCAGCAACCTCGTGCGCAACCCGAACGGCAACCCCGACCACGACCTCGACAAGCTCGGCGCGAGCAAACTCACCAAGACAATGCCCGCCACACACCCCGAGGGCATCACGAGCGCGATCCACCTGGGCGGCGTGCGAGACACGAGCTTCGGATGGCTGCTCGACTCGTTCCGGGGCCACACGTTCCGCCTGTCCGGCTGGGCATACCGCAAGGCCGGCAATGTCACCAGCAGCTTCGGCATCCACTGGACGGACACCGGCAACGGCAACCACTGGCAGACCATCGCCCAATCCGCCGCCGACGCGAACGGCTGGACATACGTGTCCGGCAGCTACACCGTGCCATCCAACGCCAAAACCGCACGCCTGTGGATGCAGGTCGATCGCAACCCCGCCACCGCATCCGACGCCGACTGGTACTGGACCGGCCTGCAATGCACCGACGAGACCGCCGCCCGCAGCTACGTGGACACCTTCGAAGGAGAACTCACCCAGACCTACATCTTCAACAAGCTCACCAACAACGGCCAAAAACAAGGCCTCTACCTGTCCAACGGACTGCTGTACATCAACGCCACCTATATGAAGACCGGCATCATCACCGGCAAGCGCTCCTACTGGAACCTCGACACCGGCCAGTTCGTCATGACCGACGCCAACGGCAACGAAACCGTCCACCTCGACGGGGACGGTGCCGACAACCTCCTGACCGGCACCTTCCGAACCGCCCGAACCGGCAACAGGGTGCAAATCAGCCCGAGTTTCAAACAGACCGAAATCTCCGGCACGGACTCCTTAGAAGGCGCAGGCATCCAGTTCTACCACGGAAGCGGCTCGTACCAGCACCCGTACATCGCGGTCGAGTCCACCACGCAGCAGGAGGGCGAAGTCAGCGCGCTCACGTTCAACGGCGGGCGGCGCGCGGAGCACGACCCCGGCGCGTTCGCCAGAATCGGCGAACGCAAGGCCGACGACAACACCACCAAGGTCGGCACCGTGTTTCTCGCCGCAGAAAAGGACTATGACTCGACCGATCCCAGCAGTAGGCGTGCCTACCTAAGTCTGTGGTCTCCCAAGACCGGGGCCACGACCGCCACGCTCGCCGCGCGAGACCCCAATGGCCTGGTCGGAATCCAAGCCGACATCGACAGCGGATACCTGTACATGGGAGGCTTCCTCGGCGGCTTCTCCGGCGGGCGCTCCACCTTCCAAACCGCGTGGTGGGAAGGCCAAAACATCGGAGCCATGAAATACGCACAATACACCCTCACATCCTCCAATCCCGCGAAATACGGGTCATACAAGGCGTTCGCCACAGTCGATCACCGGCAGGACGATCCCGGTCTGTTCGTGACCACCGTGTCCGACTGCACGGCAAGCGGCTGGAGTATCTGGGTGTACACGCCGCCGGAGAGGGTGGTCACCAATATGGATGCCAGTTGGAACCGCAACACCAGCACCGGCGTCGTCTCCAACCTATCCATCAACACGCATTATGCGGCCCTGTTCCAAGGCAACAAACCCTACCAGCTCCACACCATCGGATTCCTCAAGAAATAGGAGATTCCCATGCAGGTCACCACCATCAACGACCAGCCCACCCTCCTCATAGACCGACCCCTCACCGCCGACACCACCCCGCCGGCCGCAGTCACCGAAGGCATGACCACCATCACCACCACCCCACCCACACCCGCCATGCGCCACGACGCCATACCACTCGCCGCAATCGCATCATGGCGCACACTCCTCGGCATCGAAACCGACACCGAAGCCGTAGCCGCCATCCTCCACGTCCGAGACCACGGCGAACCAGACCCAGACCCCCAAACCGGCGAAACTGCATGGACAAGCGCCTACAACGCCATCGAAAAAGCCATCAACACCACCACCGCGCCCGCCGACAATACACCCGACGATCCGCTCACCGCCGGCCGCAACAAAACACGCGGCCTGCTCGGCCTCCCGCTCCTGCCGGACACGGCAACCACCAACCCATCCGCCGAAGACGAAACCGACGCCCCGACCACCATCGCACTGCCCGCCGGCATCGAACCAACGGAACTCGGCAACCTCCTCGCCGACCACGCCGACGACATCAACGACGCCACCGACCGATTCATCGAATCACTCACCCAAACCAACGACGGAAAGGACCACGACTGATGGACGACAAAAACCTCTACCCGGCCATGATCGGCAAACTCCGCGAAATGCTCGCCGACAGCACCGTCCAAATCGCCGCACTCCAAGCCCAGATCGACATACTCGCCAAGGAAAACCAACGCCTCACCGACCAACTCAACAAGGACGACGACAATGGCAACGCTTGACAGCTTCCGCGAAGCCACAGGCGAACCCATCCA